GGGATATTCAAAGGAACCCGGCGAAAACTGTTTGAGGATGCTGTGAAAAATTGGCTATAAGGAGATGTCGGCATGAGAACATTAGGTTTTATCCCGTATGGAATAGACGACATTTATGATTATTATGGGGATCCTTCCTCTGAGAACTTTTGGGACGACATGACCGAAAGCATGCCGCTGCCGTTTCCTATGCGCGCGCATTGGAACATCGAAACGATATTCACGACCCTGCGCGTGCACAAATTGGTGGCCGATTCATTGCATGATGCTCTTCTTGAGATTGAAAAATATTACGGGTATGAGTTTTTGCACGCGAGCGGCCTCGACATTACCGGCGGCGTCCATTCCCATAGGTCGAAAGCCACGGATTCTACGCAGCTTTCAACACACGCATGGCTGATCGCCATGGATTACGCGCCGAATTACGGGAAAATAGACATGCCGTCGTCCATGCCGCACGCCGTTGTCCGGGCGTTTACTCGTCGCGGGTGGATATGGGGCGGAGACTGGCCGATCAAAGACGGCATGCATTTCCAGGCATGCAGGGGGTATTGACGTGAAATCACGGAAAGCAATCGCTTTTTTTACTACGCTTGCCGCGCTCATGGTGATTTACGTAATCACCGCGCTATGTGCCCCGGAAGCGATCCCGGCAATTGGGCCGACCGTTATCGTCATGATTGTCGGTAACGCCGCTACATATATCGGCGGGAATGTGTTCTACGCATTCCAGCGGTCGAAATACTATCGCGCCGAGCTCGACGAGCAAAACGGAGGGGGGGAATGAGTAATGCCACGAAAATCATTACTGGTATACTGTATACTTTGGCTGTCATTGTCGGGACTATTATTTTCTGCTACGTCTCCGGCCTTGGAACCCGACTTGATTCTCGTAAGATTGTTGCGCTTGAAAGCGCGCTTAGTGAATCTCGAAAGCGAAATTCAGACCTTGAACGAATCATTGCAGATGCAGGAATCTCAATTGAAGCAATTGAGGGAATTGACGGAATCACAGCGAACCATTATCGAAGCCTCCGGGCGGAGAATAACCGACTTAGAAACGTTGTTGACGAGCAAGCAAGCCGAATTGACGAACTTGAAGCAGCAAATAGGGAAAGCCGAGCAATCGTTGAAGGAATCATCCGATCTATTGGGGCAAGCGTGGACGATATTGACGAGCTTATCCGAATCTATTCAGGCAACCCTGCGGCAGAGGACCATAATTAGCGCGCTGGTTGGTTTTTGCGTGGGTGCCGCGGCGGTCGCCGGGGTTGCTGCAATCATAAAATAAGGTGTGCGCATGAGTGACTACACGCAACCGGGCATTTACAACATAGACTGCATGGAAGGCATGGCGCAGATGCCGGATAACTATGTTGACTTGGCGATAGTTGACCCGCCGTATGGGATAAAACGAGATAAAGGGTTCGGAGGGTTCGGAGGGTTCGGGAAGCCCATTGCGAGGAAACAATATATTGGTAATTGGGATAATAAATCTCCAGAAAAAGTATATTTTGATGCATTGATGCGAATAGCAAAGCATACAATAATTTTTGGGGGCAATTTTTTTACGGATAAGTTGCCAGTTGCTGGGCATTGGATATTCTGGGATAAGCTAAATACTATGCCTACATTTGGGGATGGGGAATTGGCGTGGACGAGTTTTAATAGGAAATCTGTAAAAAAACATGTATTGGAATGGAATGGATTATTAGGCAAAGAAATTGAGCGCATTCATCCCACCCAAAAGCCGGTAGCTCTCTACAAATGGCTTCTTGCCAATTACGCCGAGCCTGGCCAACTCATCCTCGACACGCACATGGGCAGCGGCAGCAGCTATATCGCGTGCCTTGATATGGGCTTCCGGTACATCGGTTATGAGATAGATGCCGACTACTTCAAGGCGATAGAGGAGCGGGTGTATACTTTCACCCGGCAGACAAAACTTCCCCTTGACAATGCCATGCCATAGCATTATATTTGCACTATGGTAAATTTTTGGTACATAAAAGGCGATTTTTACAAAGAGCGGAGCGGGAGAATCGGAGCGTCCGACATTCCGGCGCTTATTCCGAATCCTGAGAATCCGACTGAAACGCTGGCCGGGTATGGGCGCACGCCGATATCCGTGTGGCAAGAGAAAACCGGCAGAAAAGAACGGGAACCCGCGGGACTGCCGGCCGAAATGGGGCATTATCTCGAGGACAAAGCCGCAGAATTGTTCATCCGTTATTTTGACGGAGAACATACCGCATATCAACACATATGGGACCGCTTTTCTTCCAATGCCGCCGGGGGGAAGTATGGCGCATACCAAAACACGCCGTATCACCACCACGCGCAATACTACCGGGACGGAATGATCGTGCACCCGGACGTGATTCACGAGGCATGCACGGTAGGCGGCAGAAAATCATTTGACGGTGTTACCGTAGATACCCGGAAAGAATTTCTGGTCGAAGCGAAAAGCGCTTCCTATTGGTCGGCGAAACGGCCGGAAGGCTCAATTGTAAAGGGATACGATTTTTCGCTCAAAACATGGCAAGGAGTTCCGCTGTCCCATTACATGCAGATCCAGTTTCAACTGGCTCTCCTTGAATGCGACATGGCATACCTGGCGTTGATTCACAACACGAATCAGTTTTCCGTATGGGAAATCAAGGCGAACAGACAACACCAGGGGAAACTGATCGACCTGGCCGGCAAAATGGCGTGGCACATACAGACCGATACGGCGCCGCGCGAACTCGCGATGAACGTCTCCGATATCATGGCGCTATACCCGGACATCGGCGATGATTTCTATATGGTTCGCGACGAGGAACGCGAAAAAGCCCGAGAGATTCAGAAGAAATACATTGAGGCCGACCGCCAGGCGAAAGCATGGGAGGCGCGGAAGAACGACGCAAAAGACGCCATGGCCGTCATTCTCAAGGATTACGCCGAGGTGCGGGACAGCGAAGGGATTATAGCCAAATGGCAAAGCCGCAAAGCGTCCGAACGAATAAAAGCATTGTCGGAAATTATTTCGACCGACCCGAACGCATACAAATACCTCAAACGCAAAAAACTGATCGACTCGGGATCGCCGTCGCGATTCGTGAAAATCCAACCACACGAAGATTGACAATGCCATGCCATTGTATTACATTGCGCATAGGAGGATATTATGCCTGAAAAGATACTGTGTTGCGGGAAAGAGGCGGTAAAAAAAATGAGTCCGACTACCGGGCTATACTCGGTAACGTGTACGGTGTGCGGCCGGACCGGAGAAGCGAAAAAGCCGGAATGGGCAATCGCGCAGTTCAACACGGCAAAGCCGGTCAATGAGAAGCCTCAGCAGAAAGCCGTCGCGCTGCCGGACCGCCCGACCGACTTGCCTCGATATCTCGCGTCGCGAATGACCGACTTGTCTTCAATCGCGGTTCCGTTTATCGCTCGGGATAAGCCGGCGCTTACGCGGCTGATAAAAAACAACATTCGTTACGTTATGCGCCAGACGAGCGATGAGTTTCAACGAGCATGGTCCACGGAAGATGGGCAGAAAAGCATCATTTATGCGCTCGAGGAGGCGCTTTCCCTTGGGGCGGAACTCGGGAAAATGGGGAGCCTCGTGCCATTCGGTGGCGTCGTCGAGTTTATCCCGGCCGTAGAAGCGTATGAGTTCGCGCTCACGAACGGAGAAAACGCACCGTTCAAATGGGTGAACATCGACATGGTTTACGAAAACGATATTGTCGAAATCAGCCGGAAAGACGGGACGTTTGAATGCAAATGGATAAAGACCGGATTCCCCAGGGGCGAACTTGTAGGAGTGGTCGTATCCGGCTTCAACAATCGCCTGGCAAAGGTGATCGGCGAAGCATACGACGTTTCCCGGCTTTTACAAAAAGCGAAGGTTCATTCGTCCAGTTATCGGTATTACTTGCGCGACAGGGAAGCGTTCGAGCGCGCACGAGCGGAGGGAAGCGTAAAGTTCGAGTTCGGTAACGAATATATCGAAAAACAGATACCGAAGCGCGGCGGGGGCGGAACCTGGACGAAGAAGATTTTCTATGACGAGATAACGAATCCATACGAGGGGCCGGACCAGCCGGAAATGTTACGTAAGGCGGCCGGGAAATCGTTTCTCGCCAAATACGCGAAAATCCGAAATGCCGAGGCTGCTATGGCCGAGGTCCGAGCCGAAGAACCCGACCAGCACGAAGAACTGATCGACCGAACGATAGATGCGGCATTCGCATCATACGAAGATAAAAAGGATTCCCCGCCGCCACCCGAGGAACCGGCAGATGAGCCGGAGCAACAGGCTCCCGCGGCGGGAGATTCCGAGGACGAGGCCGTTGAATACGAAGAGCCGGCGAACCCTGACGACGACAAGCAAATGGAGATTTTTTAGTGCGACAATATCGGGTTCAGTTCTATCTGGACGAAAACGAAATGCGGTTTTTTTCCGCATACGCGAAAGCGAAGGGGCTCGATGCCTCTTCGCTTGCCAAAATGGCTACATTTCAATATGTGGCCCGCTACCCGCTTCCGGAAACGGAAATGATGAAATATATCACCTTTGGGCAAAAGTCGTGAAAAACTGTACAGCCTGTGCGAACGAAGCGATTTATAGCGAAGGCTCGGACGGCTCTTCTGGTGTTACGTCAGGGAGAATCCATTGCTCGCTCGCTGATTTCCGCTTTCCGTCGAACCACAATCGAATTGTATCGTAACATGCCTTACACAGGGCCCCGGCGGTGACCGCTTCGCCTGGAAGACCGGTCAGGCGATAGGTATATTCCTGCGATTCCATTTCCGTCCCGCACGTATCGCAATAATGGACTTCAATAACTCCCATGCTATGCTCCTTATATGAACCGCAAGCCAACCCGCATGCGCGGTTCGTTGAAATTGTATGCTATGCTGATAATTTCTGTTTTTGTTGTCCCCACCATGGTTTTGTTAGGCCGAAGCAATTCCGCGTTTACGATATCACCTATTGCCAGGGAGTAATAGGACAACGGCAAAACGAGCTCGGTCCGCCCGTGCACGTCTTTGTAATACAGCATCATCGTTTCGGCATGCGTCGTAGCGCGGGTCAAATTCCGGTGCAGGGTATAGAACGTTTCCATCCTGTACGTTTTGTATGCCGCGTACACACTCGACTGGTAATCGGTGTTTTCGAGAGAAAAAGAATACGCATTTCCCGTCGTAGCAAAATCGCGATCATATCCGACCTTACATGAAGAAATCACTTCCGCCGGGTCATAGGTTATTTGTATGTCCTCCATGATATCGTCTGCGTATATGGTCGCGCTTGCCGCTGCCGAAGTGTCTATAATCTTGAATGAATATTTACCGGCCGCCGTAATAAAAAACAAGCCGGGGACCGTAGCACATATTTGCTCAATGATCGCGATCCCCTGGTCCTCTTCGGCCATTTCTACGCCGATCGGCATGGAGTCGGCCACCGCCGTTGCCCATGCCGTTGTGTCGAAATAATTCGAGTCATATGTGGCGCCGAAGTATTCGACGAGTATTTCTTGGATTGCCGTAACTGCGTTTTTTGGGTTCTCCGAATAGAGAATATTCCGAGTCAACGTTTTTCGCTTGTCTTGAATATCGACCGTCAGTTGCGATTCGCTGACTGTCACGGTCCCGATGCGACCAGTGTATACAACCTGGTAATCGTCGATATCCAGGCCGTCGAACCCGATATATATGCGCGCCTCGTTGCCGAAAATATTGTTGTCTTTCGCCCACGTGTCGAATTCGCCGTCTGCATTGTTGATAACGGCAACGCCACCGCCGTATTGCAGTTTTCCGTAAAACAACGGATCACGGCTGATGCTTATATTGGGAAGCGAAATCAACCGACCTTCGTATAAGTGGATCTCCCCTTCGGGCGCAAACTCGTCAAAAGAAAATCCGTATACCACGCCAATAAAGATTGTGTGCAATGACGGCTCGTCGCTATTGGGCAATCGCACGTAAAGTGTCCTGGTGTCCGCATCATAGTAAAACGAATTTGCGCCATTCGTGACGCCGAGCAAATTGTCCATGCGGGAAAGAAGAAGCCCGCCGTCTACGTATACCGACCCGATAACACCGAACTCTTGAGCGGAAAAGCCTTCCACAAGAAGCGTGCTATCCACCCATGCATAATCGTTTAGCGCGGCTACCGACCAAATGCCGGCACCGATGTTTACCCATTGCGTGTTTTTTTGCCCGATATCGAGTTGCAGCAAAACACGGAAATCTGAAACGGATTTTTCTATGAGCGATGCAAATGTGGGCATCAAAACCCCATGGAATAAGAATTAAATACCGCCAAGGCTAACCCAGAATATATGTCTATATAAATTGAACCAACAGAGGTAATATCATATGCCCATATGACAAATCGTGTAGAACTGACCCTGCATGCACTATCAAAGACAACGAAATCGCCGTCAGATGTTTGCGCACAGCCACGCAAAGGGAACACTGGAAACATGGGCTCAATGTATGGCAGATCGCGCGGGTAATATGTATCGAGGACGGTAAAAACAGAACCTTGTGTAATGGAAACGCTAGATTGAGAAAAATTTGATCTAAAAACGACACGAGCCGGGGTGTACAGATTTTTTGTGTTTGTGTCGATTTCATAAAACGGGTGATTGTAAATCACGGTGGGGTATGCCTGCGTAGCGCTTATTTTGTACGCTTGAGCAATATACCGGATATTGGATGATGTGCTGGCATAATAGCCCTGTTTTGATATAGAAAACATGGGGATTGTTGTTGACCATTTTGATGTTACAATTTGCGACCCGGCGGTGCCGCTCGGTGTCAACGTAATATATGCAGTGCTTTCCGTTGCTACGGCAGTCCACGTAGACGCTTGTGGCGTGTCTTCCGATGAAAACGTGAAAAACGCACCGGCGATTTCTACTTTGCTTCCGGCAGCAATCGTGGGCACTGATCCGCTGTATAATTTCCCCGCATCAAAACTTATAGACTGGAACCCGAGCAGACTATTGATTATCGTAACACTGGTAGATATTTGCGAACCCGCCATTTACCGGTCCTCCTCAAGCGTAAGGCTGTATTCGTAGCGTTGCCGCCCCTTGTGCCGAAATTCTAATTCTCCCACAATGCTGCAATAGACCGGCTCAACGATTTCATAGTCACGGATCGAGTCAAAATTGCAGAATACGATGCTGCTATGATTCCCAACCGCATCATACATGGTCTGGATTGCCGTTACCATCGTGCTGTTAGACGGGGGGAAATCCAGACTAAACTCGCGCCAGCCAACTCCCTCGTCCGCCCATTTTTGACGATTTCTGCCGTATATAACGCGATCGCTGCGCTTCTTTTTTACCGAAAAACTATCGAGGGACGTAGGATCGATATCCAAGTATTCGCCGAGCCACAGCCGACCTATTTCAATGTTTCCATCAGTTCCCGTTCTGTCGGTCCAGGTAATGCCGTCAGGGGACGTCATGACAATGGGAGATGCGTCTTCCCTGTTTGTTGCTACCAAAAGGCTCAATTCCGGAGACCAGGCGACCCACGCCCATTCATGATCCGTGGTCGTTCGGCTCGTCCATGTAACACCGTCCGGAGATGTCATAACGCGGTCTTGCGTGCCGCTATCGGCCACGGCCACAAAAAGCGTAAGCTCGTCCACCCATATCACCGTTCGCCAGTTGTTATCCGCAGCCGAAGTTCGCGCAGTCCATGTTGTCCCGTTTGGAGATGTCATTACTCGGTTCCCGCTTCCCGAGGACGCAACTGCGCAAAACAGACGCAATTTGGAAGACCAACAGACGGAACGCCATTCGTTCGCTGCGGCTGCCGTTCGAGCTGTCCAACTTGTCCCGTTGTCTGAAGAGGTGGTCATTACGGTTGCCGTTGTCGCGGCTGTTCCCACAGCAACAAAAACACCGGCTTCTTCTCCCCAACACACGCTTGCCCATTCTCCAGCCGTGGCCGCCGTTCTATTCGCCCATGTTTCCCCGTCTGTGGAATAAATTACCGTACTTGTCGTTGACGAATCGCCCGCCACCGCTATGAAATATTCTTTTCTCGCGGACCACGCAACCGAGAGCCATGTTTTTCCATCCCTTCCGTCAGTTGCGCGCGCAGTCCATGTTGTCCCGTCCGGAGAAGTCATTATTCGTTCATCGGAACCGCCCCATGCGACCGCAACAAAAAGCGTAAGCTCGGCGACCCATACCAACGACGTCCAGCGTTTGTTTTCGCCTGTTTCGCTCGTTTCCCAATTAATCCCGTTCCCGCTAGTCGCTACGAGATTCGACGTTAAGGTTCTTGAAAGCGTGACAAACTTGGATAATTCCGGGCACCACACAATTGCGGTCCATTCTCGTGCGGCCGGGGTGGCATAATTGAGTAATGTGAATTGCCAGTATCGGTAAGCTGCCGAGGTGATAAATTTTAGCGCCATTCCCGCATTATAGGTAATCGTTTCAGCGGATGTTTGCGTAGATGCGTACCAGGTCATAGCACCCGTAGTAGAGGCATACCGAATTATATCATTAGCGTTTACCTGAATTGTGGCATTCGTGACCAGGTTGTGACCCATGATTATAACCGTATCTACCGAGCATTTTTTCCCAAGGTCAACGATGATTGTTTGTGTTGACGTATCGCTGCTATGCCACGCAGTAGATAGCCTTTGGTCCTGCACGTTTTCTATCGGGTATAAGGTGTCTTCGCTGCTCGCTTCTATGACGGCTATATTTGCGTCAATCAAATTTTCATATGCAATTCTCATGTATGGCTCCCTATGTTACCGCTCGCGCATCAATCAACACGGAACCGTTGCGCGTCGCCGGGAATATTTTGTCAAGGATGGGTCGCGAATCCATGGTTACTTGCAGGTGGATGGTCTGGGGTTCCGTGATTGATTCCGAATAGTCGGGGATCATGGAAACGAATCGATTCAGTTCGTCGAGCGGGAAAATGACTTCCGGCTGGTGTGCTTCCGCGGTAATCAACGGCACGCCGCCGGGCCGCGGCATAACAATACCGCCTTCGGCCATTTGGGGGAGGGGTTGCCGCTTTATTGCAGCCGCCTGGATCCCGCCCGTAATCAGCGCAAGAGCGGACAAAGCCAAACCGGCCCACCCGCCTGGACGCGCCAGAAAACCGATGATCGCGGAAGCAGTATCAATCGCTACCTGGAAAAGAGCCAAATCCCGAGCCGCTTTTGCTTGCTTGTATACGATCTTTTTATATTCATCGGTATCTTCTTCGTATTGCGATTTCTTTTTTTCATAGTACGCATCGAGCAATCCACCCGCCGCGCTCGCGAACTCTTTTGTCCCGGAAATCGCATAATTCACAATCGACATTTGCCGTTGCCGCTCTTCCTCAAGTTCGGCCATTTTTTTTGCATGAGCTTCGGCTTCGGCCTCCCGTGTTGTAATCACGCCGTTAAGTCGTTGTCTCAATAAATTTACTCGCCGATTTGATTCATCTTCTATTCGGGCTTTTGTGTTGGCATAGGACTCGCTAGTAGCGTCATCCAGCCGCTTAAGGGCCTCCTCTTTTTCTTCCAGCAAGCGCAATTCTTCCTCGTAGTCGTCCAGCAATTCTTGGTGTTCGGCGATAAATATGCGAAGGTTTTCGACTTTTTGCCCCTGCTCAAGTTGGTTGTCTATTTCGCGCAACAATGCCAGCCGTTTCTCTTCGACTACGTTTATGTCTTCTCCTGTTGATTGGGCGAGTTCGGCACGAGAATCTATCAACGCCAATTCTGCTATTAATGCTTTTTCAGACTCCGCCCATATTTCAGCGCGCAGTTTTGACCCCTCTTGGATAACTACGTGTTGCTGTTCGAATGCGTCTATCTCTTCTTTCAATGCCTGAATTTCTAGTTTGCGAGCCTTTAGGTCCTCTTCTTGGACTTTAGACAAGTCCTTCCCGTATAGTTCTATGGCGAATTCTAGTTCGTCTGAAAGTGCTTTGTGCCAATACACAGCGTCTTCATATGCCCTCAATTTTTCGAGCGCTATGCGACGTTCTGATTTTTCCACACCCGCATAGTCTTCATATGCTTCTGTGAGATCTTCCTGTTCCTCGCGCGCCTCCCTTGTCCGTCTCGCCAGCAACGCAATCGTTCCGGCCAATGCGGCAACGGCACCAATTACCAATCCGATAATTGTCGTTTTTGTCGCAATGTCCAGGGCCTTCACCCAAACGATAACGGCCTTGATTGCCGTTACGGTAGTACGGAATCCCTTTACCAGCTGCCCCACGACAATTATTCCTGGACCAAGCGCGGCAGCGATCCCGCCGCTTATTAGCAAAAATCGCTTTGCGGTGGGATTTAGGTCATTTATCACTAACAACAGGTCGTTTATCCCGGTAACAATTTTATTGACCGCCGGGAGCATAAGGTTGCCAAAGCTGACCCCCACGTCCACGATGCGTGCTTTCATGATCCGCATCTGGTTCGCGGTAGAACCCGAGGTGAGGTCAAAATTGCCGATAGCATCCCCGGATTGTTCCACAATCAAGTCCAGGGTAATCATGGAGTCATTCAGTAGTTTTGCCTGGCCGGTAAGGTCTTTCGTGCCGGTCTCAAGACGGCGGGTTTCAATGTCGGCTTCAGATATTTTCGTACCCAAAGAAACAAGCGCATCACGTTCGCCGAGCATTGCCTTCGTGATAATTTCCGAGGCACGCGCGGCACCACCCTGAATGTTGTTGTAGCTGGCAAGGTCTACGGCAAGCCGCTGAACGCGATCCGACAAATCGAGCGCTTGATTAGCGTTCGCGCCGAATCCCTTCAGCAGGTCGCCGGTAGAGGAAAGCAATCGCTGAGATTCGCTATAGGCAAGCCCGTAATTGTCTGCAAGATTTTTAGCAGTGGCTTCCGCCTTTTTTTCAATTCCGCGGAATGCAATTGCGAATTTGTCCGCCGTTTCTTCTGCGTCCACGGCAAATTTCACCGCCGCGCCGGCCGCTCCCAAAATGGGCAGCGTTACAAACTTCGTAAGGTTTTTTCCGACTTTTAGCGCTTTTTGTTCGAATCGGTCTAACTTGTCCTGGGATTTGTCTATGGATTGGTCGAATTCTACATTGTCGCCGACAATGCGAACGACCATATCGCCTAGATTGGGCATTTACACGTCTCCATATTTGGCGCGGTATTTTTCCTTCTTCGCATCGCTTCGCGCCTTTTCGTCAATCAATCCCTGTTGGCGCATTTCTTCGCGGAGTTGCTTTACCTGGTCATAGCTCATGTTTCGCACCGAGCTTTTTTCCCCGTTGCCCTTCTTGCCGTATTTCATTTCTACGCCGAGATTGTGGTACAGCAAAATCTGACCAATCGTCATGTTCCATAGCAGGTATTCTTTCGTTGCCCATGGATAGAGCAACGCCATGCTTACGAAGATGCGGCCGAGGTGGACGTTTCCGTCCCCTGGGCCGCTGTCAAGTTTTTTTGGTACGCCTCCGCGCCCTTATACGCATCCTCAAGCGTTTGCTTTATGATTTCCGCAAATGCGTTGATCTGCTGAGGTCCCGTGTTCTCAAGAAACCATTGGCGGTCCAGTTCGGGGTACTTCCATTCGCAAAACAGCACGCACAAATCAATGGTGAGGTCGAACGCTTTTTTCGTTTCATCCCCACCTTCTTGCATTTTCTCAAGGTTTATTTTTTCGAGCTCTCGGACAACGTTATCAACCTCCCACGTAATCGCGGTTGGAATATAGGAAACATCAATTTCCTTGCCTCCCAGCCGAACCAGTTTTTTTGCCGGTCGCAGCGTGTCCAGATCATAAACCTTGTTTCCCATGCAGTTCTCCTTATATTTCGTCGTGCGTGATGCAGTACAATTGGTATCCGGCCGTTCGGCTTGTGTCGCGTTTTCCGGTCAGCGTAGCAGGCATGACCGCTATCGGGTCGGAATCGTTGTCACTTTTGAATTGCAGCGACGGGCCGTTGTCGAGCGTTGCGTAGTAGATAGTCAAAATCGTTTGCACGGTCGTTCCCGATATGGTTCGCGTGTTGGTCAGCCGGAACGCTCGCGGAGTCATTGTGTCTTGTCCCCCGGCGTGAATCGTTGCCACGCTCGAAGTCGTAGACGTAATGATTGCCCCGCAATGGATCGCGGTCAAAACCGATGCGTCGTACTCAATCATTTCGAATGAACACGTGCACGTTTCTTCGGCAATTCCTTCTATCGGGTCGGGGGCGTTCCCTGCCTGTACATCGTATTTCTCGATTACGTGCTGAAAATCGTTGACGATCCCAGCGCCGAGATTGACAAAGGTGCCGCCCGCGGTGGCCGCCGTTTCTATTTTGCAGTTGCCGATAATCAGTTTATCGGTATCAACTGACGTATTCTGGTAAACAGGCATTGCGCCCTCCTTAACTCACCGTTGACGATGGGTAAACCATCGTGATCGTTACCGGAGCATTGTATATCGAATCTTCGGGTTCGGGTAATACCCCCGGCATCCCGGACAAAAACGCTCGCATAATATCGAATCCGTTTTGTGTCCCATATATTCCCGTTGAAGATGTCCCGTGAAACAAATCAACTACCTCTCGCGCCAAATCAAGCGCTTCCCCCGGGTCTTGAGCTCGACAATTGACCGTATAGTCCTGCGTCTCATAGCCGTTTTGTCGAATCCCTATCCCGGATTCAAAATAATTGATACACGGCAAGCCGGTATTTTCCGGCCGATTCCCGTGGTAGATACGAGTACTCGTGATAGCGGTTATCGCCGTAGTCTGGTTCAGCGTCCACCCTATCGCCTGGTATGGCTTCATGCCGCGTTCCTCAAATATTCTTTGAGTTGCAACCGGCCTTTATGCATGGCGACCGTGATCGCCTGTCCCCTTGCCAATGCGAGAGCCGGACGCAAAAAGGCTTGTGCCTGGCTTCGGTACGTCCCGAACTCGATATACGGTCCATATTCGACCGCCGTTCCCACGAGTACAATCCAATCGCTGTTCGGCCTATGAATTACGTCGAGCATGGAAGCCGGCGAGAGGGGACTGCTGCCGGTATATCTCGCCTGCGTGGTAATGCTTCCCGCCAATCGGCCGGTATCAACCGGACTCAGCGTTTTTGCATACCCTTCGACGATCAGACCGACCTCAAACATCGTTTTCCCCGTCGCCTTTTTCGCGGCAATTTTGACCTCTTTGCCGTTCCAGTTTCCCGATGTTTCTATGCAATAGGCCATTAGTTTATCAATTTCATCGTGAGCGTTTTTACGCGCCCCTTGTTAAACACGTCGTCCGGCCTCCCGGTCACTTCATACGTGTTTCCGTCATATACAATTTTGTCGGTAAACAACACGTCGTCGTCGGCCTGGCATGCGAGCACGTGGGTGGACACCTGCATTTGCTGTTCGCTCAAATAGATGTCTCCCGCTCCGATCTGCCATATTGCGGCCTTGTTAAGCGTAGTCAACACCGTTGCCGCACTATAGCTTCCCATGCCGTCCATGGTTATCGTTTCCCGCGCAACCTGCACGCTTTCGACCAGGTTCAGGAATCCCGCATAGCTCATTGTGTCATTGCTCCGAAATGCGGGATGGTATACTCCATGAGCGGCGCCAGCAACGCCTTTGGGTATCCGTAATCGACGCCATATGACACAGAATACGGCCCAAGCCTTTCCGACCGGACGCCGGTCAGCTTTGGTCGCTCTTCGTAATCATACCGTATCAACTGGGCGACAAGAGGCTTTATGCCCTTCGGCCAATTGACCACAGCGAAGTAAATCGTCGCTCCCGTGGCCTCATCGTTGAAAGATGCTGAAAACGTGCTCGCAATGGTCAGCGATGACGTACTCACCGAATCAATCGTGAAATACCCGTCGTTGCGATAGCTGTCTTTTATGAGAATATCCATTCCCGATGCAAATTGCGCGGATGCGAAATTCTCACCTCGGGAGGTCACCGTTGCCGAGCTCGCGTCAAACGTTGCGTTTACTTGCGCCAGGATGTAAAGCTGCGTGTCCCGGTCATACCAGCGGTCGTATTCGTTGCGGTAGTACCCGAATCGACTATGAACGCGATTTATGAGCGGTTGAACGGTGAATGGATTGTTGCAGATATAGCGCAGACGATCTTGAACGGTGGGAATAAGCGAAGTGATTATGCTGTCATACGTCGATGCGGATATTCTAAGAAATTCCTTGGTTTCGGCGAGGGTTATTACCGACATAGCATGCTCCGTTAAATAGCGCGCCCGAAGGCGCGCCAATATCGTTTAGTACGGAGTCATGTACCCGACTTCGAACGTTACCGTTCCCGCGGTCGGCACCGTAAATATGATTGTGCCTCCGGTCGTTTTGTACCTCGCGGAATCCCACGAGGAGCCGACATATACGGTCTGGTTCGTCGCAATGGTTATCGACAACGCTCCGATCCCCTCAGCCACCATCGGGTCGTCGCTCGCTCCGAGGCTTACGATTACCGATGCGGTAGTGCTGACGTTTGTCATTCGGACGAACGTCCGGGATAGGTCGGTTACCGATATGGTACACGTTTCGGCCGTAGACGTAATGCTGTTGGCGGTGACCGGCGCCGTCCCGATTACAGTAATGGACGTAAGAGTATCAGCCATGATTCACCTCCCCTAATTCGCCGTCTCGGCAAGATACGCACATGCGAGCATATCCGGTCGAATGACTTTTGCGTCGTATACCCATAGACCGTCAACGTTCGTTGCTCGGCGTTTTTCAGCCGGGCGGATACGAATATTGCCGCTTATCGCGCCTGCGTAGCCTATGGCCTCGGTTCCCGAACTCGCCAGGATGGTGTATACCGTCCCGCTGGTCTGCACGTTGTTGCTCACGTACACACGCGAGAATCCGACAATGGGCATGTTGACATACCCCTGCGCAAACACGTCTGCGTTTGGCATTTTGTCGGTAACGCCGGCGAGCGTCAGTTTTGTGATTACCCACGGTGGAACCACGCACCAGCGGTTTTCCATGGGGATATTCGCCTCGGTCATGGTTTCGGCAAACTCCGCAAGGTGCTGCACGATGGTACCCGACGACGATGCGGCCGGAGCCGCGGCCGTTTTATAGGTAACGCCTGCGTCGCTATATTTCCCTGCGATATACGTGTCTATGCCGTCGCGGATTCGATAGCTACCGCGTTCTATTCCGGCTGCAAGAACGTCAACGGGAATGAACCGCTCATCGGTTTCGTCCAACTGGAACGCAAAATATTTCTTTTGCGCAATGACCATCGTCAGGGATGCGTCGTCAAGTGTCTGGAACGTCATGTCCGAGTATGCGGTATAATCGCTGACGTCTACTTCGCCGATCTGGTTGAACTTAACGGACCCACCGATGGTCGCCTGGCCGGTAAAATTCTGGTTGGTCAGGTTCCCATAGACAAGGCTTTTCTGCAAAGCCGTCATGAGGGCGTTGTTCCATACAGTCGGCTTTAGGTTCATCAAATAATCAGCCATTGATTACCTCGATTGTAGGGATTGATGATATTTTATCGAAGCAAGGACCTTGTCTGAATTCTGGGAATACTCGGCGGCCGACATTTCGTTGATCTGGTCAATCGTGTAGTATTTGTCCCCATGGTCTGTTGCTTTCTCCGGCGTCCGGCCATGTTCACGAATAATACCCTCACGCACCTTTCCTTCGTGTGCGTCCAATATCGCCTTGAGTCCTTCGGCACTTTTGCGTAGCTCCTTCTCATCATTCCCCGAAATGTAATTGGCCGCATCTTTCGGTAATTCCATCTCGGTGATAATGTTTAGGGCGGTCAGTCGCAATTCCGCCTGCTGCTGCTGTCGGTCCTTCTCCGCAAATTTTATTTCGAGCTCTTTGATTCGTTTCTGCTCTTCGGTCTCTTCCGGGTGTTCCTTCGCGTATCGCTCCTGGTAGATTTTGTCCAGGTTGTTTTTTTGCCAATTCTCGAGGCTGTCCTTGAAAAATCGATCCCGATAGCTTTTGAGCACATCGTTTTGCTCGATAAACCGTCCGACCGATTTTTCGTCCAACTTCGAGAGCGGGTTCAACGATTGGATAAATTGCTGTACCGCTTCGCGATTGTCCTCGGGAACCATCCCGATCAATTCATTTTCGTCCATGTAGTACCTCGCAACCCCGCACGTAACGGATTTTGGCTATGTTCCGCACGGTGTATGATATAGTGTACCACACTGTATGATTATTTGAAAGAAAAAAGCAAGGGGCAAAAAAAAGCACCCCGAAGGGTGCTCGCTTAAGCGCTCTGGGTGTCTTTGATTTGCTGGCTCGCTTCGGCCAAGTGGGTGCCTTGTTTCGTCTGGCTCGCTTAAGCAGAGTGGGTGTCTTGTTTCGTCTGGCTCGCTTAAGCAGAGTGGGTGTCTTCCGTTTCGTGGCTCGCTTTTCGGCCTTGGGTGTCTTCGCAATAATGGCTCGCTTCGCTGTTTTGGGTGTCTTATTCGTCGTGGCTCGCTTTGATACAGTGGGTGTCTTGCGCACCGTGGCTCGCTTCACCACTCTGGGTGTCTTATGCAGTATGGCTCGCTTCTCGGCGTTGGATGTCTTCGCAATAATGGCTCGCTTCCGCGAAGTGGGTGTCTTCCTACCTTTGGCTCGCTTCCGCGAAGTGGGTGTCTTCCTACCTTTGGCTCGCTTGATCATTTTGGAAAACTCTATTCCATAGGCCAGCCGCGCGCTTGCGGCGGGATTATGTGCTCGTGTCCAAGGTGCTCCGCTGCGTATGGATCATTGATCGGAAGTCCCATAATGGTCCTCCCCACCTTCCAGTAATCACGAAGAAAATGCTTCATCATGACGCGCATTGCATCCCCATGGCGATGCGACGGTTTTGTGTCTTTCCATGCGCATTGTACGCGAACTCCTTGCGTATTGTACGAACTGGTCATCAGTTCGCTTTGGCTGGTTTTGTCTTTCCTGGCGTAATAGACCTCCGCATAGGGACTACCGAGTTTTATCATGGCGCAGGCCGTCCGATATAGCGCCGTGCGCAATTTCTTGTTGCCGCCTCCCGCTACGGTCTTCTGGTATCTCTGCCATGATGCCGCGTGATACCCGACATATTTCCATACGCTCGAACAATTCGGCGCTTTCGTCAAATCCACATAAACGATCAAATATGCCGCCGTCAATGGACCGACTCCCCGGATGCTCATGCACGCATTCATGAGCGTGTCATATTCCCGGTATTCAATCGCAAATTTTTCGAGCTTTTTCCGGGAAGCCGCTTCAAGCGCGGTGGCCTCTTCGAACATTTTTTCCAGGACTTCTTTGCTGTATTCGCTATCGGTTCTCCGGGCGAACGCCAGCAACTGATTGGAAATCTTTATTCTCAGCTTTAACAATTGCTCGCGCTCGTCAATCGCAGACTTCAGATCGTCAAGTTTTTCCGGTCGCTCCCGGCGGATATTATGCCAAACCATGTGTTCAACGGGATCGACGACGATATAATTCCACTTCGCATACTCGCCGTTTTCGGCTTTTGGAATGTGCCGGCTGGTGTCAAACATTGCCGGATCGTCTTCCGGGTCAAGGAACGGTATCTTTAATGCCTCTTTACCCATCTATTCGCCTCCATGCCATCCAATATACCGCTATAGCATGCCATAGGCAACCGTTACGCTCTGATTTTGTCAACTTGCTCGGGAGTCGGGATGTATGCTCCGGAGTCGTCCAGGCGCTCGCGCCAGTCGTCATAGGTGGTGTACGGAATAATCCCGCCGTCGCGCGTGCGGCGAATGATCGGCGCAAACCCTTCCACCTCAAATCGGCGGCGGCACCTGCAATTGATATCGAAACTTGCCACGCCGGAAAGTACCGGGCCTGGGGTTTCGAGCATTTCGCCGTTATGCGAAACGCGCCACAAGCCGTCTTCCCCGCGGGCCTGCCCGTCCAGCGCCTGATGCGACGGCCGCGTTCTGCCGTCCAGCGTCGCGTCCCATATCTCGCGTCCGGCAATGCCGTTTTTCCGCGCCACGTCATATATCGCTTCGGTCCCGAGCGATTGCGCGCGCTGACCTTCGGTCCTGGCGATCCGCATAGCTTCATAGGCATTGTTTCCCATGGCGTTCATGATCTCGCGCATCATTTTCGGATAGCTTTTGCCTTGGATCAGTCCCTGCGTTATTGCCGTGCGAATTCTGTTCCGCATCGCCGGCTCGAGCGTGTTTTTTGCAATGAGATCAAGCGGATTCCCTGTAGCGGCTGCAATCGCATCACGGTTTATCAATCCCCACGAGAGCGATACCTGCGCATGCTGGTCGAATGCCCATGCATACCGGAAATAGCTCGCCTCGTAGACCTCCTCGGCTATGCGATCGATATCTCCCACGGCGATTTTGTACGTGTCGCGCATGAGATCGCTGATTTCTTTGTCCAGGGTTGCGTACCGGTTATACTTGGTCATTTCGGCGAGCGTCAACTTCCCGTCCGGCGTTTTGACCTTCTGGTACAATCGGCTCATCTTTGTTCGGATTTCTTTCAGCGCCTGGGCATATGCGAGGAGAAGCCGTTTTTCGCCGGCGCTTTGTATTTGCGCGAGCGCTCGGGCGACTCGCTTGTCCAGGCTATCCCAATTCAGATTCGGCATTTTCCAGCCCGCTTATAATGGACTGCATTTCCGGCCGCTCTTCCTTAAACTTTTTCGCGAGCTCGGCGGGATTGTCGATAAACGACATGAGAGCGTAAATCGTTTCCAGCGGCAGCACCGACATGCCCTTGACCAGCGTATCGATTTCCTGATCGATGTCTTTCGGGAATCTCCGCGTAAACACGTAGCGCAGCGAATACGGATCGATCGCGACGCGCTTATTTTCCCGCCAAAACGCGGTAAGCATTTCGTATTGCCGATTATAGGATTTTTTGAATTTTCGTTCCGTGACCTGAGCCGACATTTCCAATCGCAGCATTGCAATCTGCCAGCCGATTACCCGCATGTTCCCGCCTTTGTCCTGGGACAGGTCAATGCTTTTCGCGAAGCTGTAAATGTTCCGCCGGATTTCCCCGAGGATTTCCATAACGAACGGTGCGGCACCGCCAAGATTTTTTCCCACGAATCCGATTTCGCCGTCCTGCGGCAACGGCCAGATTCCCGTCTGTTCGAGCTGTCTCTCGAACTCGGCATTCAGTTTCATTCCGGCGCCGCGCGCCCACATGTACGCCATGCGCAATTGCTCTACTTCGCTTGTCGCGTCGCTGGTAATTGCGTCGTATGCGTCGATCAAATCAACGACCTTCTTGGGTTCGGACAACGCTTCCTCATTGTTTTTGAACTCAATGAGCGGCACACCGGCGAAAAAATGCGGTTGCCGTCCGACCGTCCCTTTTGATTCGTCCAGAACAATCAGCCCCTGGTCGTCCTCCATGTAGTATGTTACAAACGTTTCGTCGTACCATTCGATGCGGTAACGCTTGGATTCTTTGATTTCCGACTTCCGGGTCATCCCGAATTCCCGAACATCTACTTGCCAGTATCGCATTCCGTAGGACGGCCGATCCATGCGAGCATCGTAATACACAACTGCTTCCCACGGGTCAATATTCATGATATGTGCGTCCGCGTCGTCTGCTGCAGCATATAGCAGCCGATAGGCTTTCCCGGTAATAGCCGCCATTTTTACGAGCTCGCTATTCGCGTCACCGGTCGATTCCCTGTGCGCGAATCGCGTCAAAAATGCATTTTGCTCGTCTGCGGCAGTTTCGCCTATCCGCCGATCGTCAATTTCGATGATAATCTCGTTTCCCATGTATCCGGTTTTGAGATCCACGATATCACCATAAAAATCATTGGGAACACGCTCCACGCATTTCTCGTAATTGGCAAACTCCTTCTGGTATATGGGAACCCCGGACCGCTCTTGCTTGTATCGTAACCAGAATTTTTTTTGCGTCCCGGCCTCGTTGCGCTTGTGCTCGTCTATGAGATCGCGGAACATGTTCGATACGATAACCTGGTTATCACTCTGTATCGCTCGTAGTATGTCGTCTGTGTTTTGGGGCATTGTCGCCTCCTTAGTTTAGGCCGCGGAACCCCGATTCGATGATTGGCGTGGTATTGTAGTCCAATTCCATAACAATGTACCGCAACACGTCCGGGCCGTCGTCGTCAACCTTCAACGGTTCTTCTCGGTACGACTTTCCCTCTTCATACGGCCGCCAACAGTATACACCCAATTGCCGTATTAGTTCGGTACATGTATTAAATATCATAACTCGGGGCCTTCCGTCTATTTGATCGACCATGCGCTGTGCTACTTTGTCCAGCCCGAGGAGCACCGCCTTGTTCGCCGGCTGTGTCGGAATATCGTGTGCTTCGTATTCCAGCCGTTCCTGGGCGTCGTGGTCGCTCACGGTCCATATGTAGTGCTCGTCTTTCGACAAATCTTTTATTCGTTCGGCATGGTGGCGGATCAGCGTGTTTGTTTTGAAATACTCTCGATAAATATAGAGTCGGCCGTCTCCGTCAATTGCGCCCCACAGCATAACGAACGGGTGCACCGTCCCGAAGTCGATTCCGCGTACTCGTTGCCAATCATCGGGTATTTTGAACGGTTCGCAGGTATGCGTGCCGCGGTCGAATGATTCGTAGATTATGCCTTCCGCAGCGACCCACAATCCCTTGATGCGGCGGTCATACCACATTCCCGATGGAGTGTTGCGTTTGACGTTCTCTATGTACTCGGCGGTCAGAAATTGATTGTCTTCAAGGCGGCAATGGTGCGCGGATATCGCCAATCGATTGTCCTGGTTGCGAATACCCGTTTTGTCTATGTAGTCGGTTTTCACGAAATGGTACGGATGGTCTGGGTTAGTGTCCCAAAATATGCGCGCACCGGCTCCGGAGCATCGGTTGAACGCTTCTACAATGGTGTTCGGGTGCTGGTTCGTGACTTCATTCGCGTACCAGCCGTAAGACGTCATTCCCGTCATTGCTTTGTAGGATGATTCGTTGTCCGCCCCGAAACAATTCATAGTGTGCTTGCCAAGCGCGAACCGATTGAAATTGTCCATGCGTATCGTTTTCCCGAGGAGGTCTTCGAGAGGCGAAATGACGTTGCGTTCGAGGCTCCCGATACTTCGGCCGGTCATGATAAAGTCTTTGCGTGGTCCGGGGATTTTCCCGACATGATAAAGCCACAACACATTGTTTAGGTGCGTTTTCCCGGAGCGGACCGCGCCCTCGAGGATTAAATGATAGGGATTGTCGCAGATAGCATGCTGAAATACGGCCGCTTGCTTATCTGAAAATTGCCATTCACCGATCGTTACCAAAATATCTATCCACGGCTTTTGCGAATTTTTCCAGCGGGTCGTCTACAACATGATCGATTTCGCGGCGGTCGCGCCAGCGTTCGGGCCGACGGTTTTTTAGCCAAAATATTTGAGCGGTTACGTTAGGAGCAAAATATCGCCGCGTCAGATGCTGTTTTACGATGTTTCCGTTTTCGTCTTTTTCCGCCGTCACTTCGTCTTCCGTATAGCCCAAAGCGGACCGCAACAACGACGCCTCCACCTTGTCGTCCGGTTCGTCCTTGCCCCGTTTTATCGCTTCGGCAAATTCAGGATGTTTGTTTTTCCAGTTATTGATTGTCCATTCGGAAACACTCATGTATTCGGCCATTTGCTTGTCGATCATTCCAGACCTCGCAAGCATTTCGGCCACCATGGGCGCATATATGGCGCTGTATTTCGAAGGCCGTCCGCGGGTTTCCTTTTTTTTATTCTTCGGCGCTGCCATATGCTTTTAGTTTCCCGTCTTGAATATCATAGAGTTTTGTATGTTTCACGTAACGCTCTGCAGGCTTTTCTTTTATCAACCGCATAAAATCATGTTTCTCGGAATTGTTGGGAAAAACAAATGTCACCATGTAATCATCTTTTGCGATTTCGTGAGTGGTGCCTTCTGCGTTTTCGGTGCTTACGGCCGCGCGGTGTTCGCGCTTTGCCTCTTTCAACTTGTCAATTTCCCGAATTCTATCAACCTCGTTTTTCACGTCTTGCTGTTGCTCGAACGCGGTAAACACGTCCTCTGATAATTGAGTATCTGCAAAAATCAGGTCTATGTCATATTTGTCGAACCCGAGATCCTTTTCAAAATTTATGTCAGGCCACTCCGTCTTTATTTCAGCCAATTTTTCTTCGTCCCACTCGCCCATAACCGACGGATTGTTAAGCGTGACATTGGCTTTCACTTCCGTTTCCGGCTCTAAATCGACAACGGCAACGGTAAGCTCATATGCGGTAGATTTTAATATCGAATCCATTTGTTCAAGGCGCTGGTGTCCCGCAACTATATTCCCGGTCCGCTTGTTCCATACTACAGGCGACAGCGATCCATAATCCCTAAGAGATTTTCTTAGTTTTTTTTCTGCCGCGACACTTATTTACATGGCGTTGAGCCCATTCCGCAATGGGAAACAATTTCCTGTATTTTGCGTCAATCCCGTTCGGAGCAAGCGATAATTGCCCTCGTCTTTGCAGGCTTTCATCTTTCCGGTAAGCGTATGCAATCCAGCTATACCCCTCGGCACGAATAGCTTTTTCAAATTGGCCCATTGTTACTTTGTGTTTCTTGTCTCGGTAATTTAGCAAGTACCCTACATCGGGATGCGCGCGTCGAATAATGTTTATGCGATATCGATCCTCGTAATAGCGCAAAATCTTTTCTTCATAGGAGAGCTCGGGGCAAAAATACAGGAAAATTACATGCTTTATGGTGTTCGGCGCATATTGCATAAAAAGATCCAGCATAACCGTTGAATCGCGCCCGCACGAAAACATACACGCCACGTCAACGCACGTTTCCGCAATTTGAAAAATAGAATTATACAAACGCTTCATCGTAAAAAAAGCCGCCCGTATAATGCCCGGGGCGGCTTGCTGTTTTTTCGCGTTTCGCTTTTATCTCAACCGGCCGCGGACAATGGCTCGGGGAAGATTCGCTCTGAAACGCTGTCCGGCACTAGGATCATTCGGCATAATATCTCTCCTCCTCTACGAAGAAACCCATTTTACGGGCGTTTCGTCAAGTTTAGCCTGCATGGTCCATATTTTCAAGCGGCCTTTAACATTGTGTATCGGCTTGCCGAATAATACGGCATTTTCCAATATGAAATGATACGAACCGGCCGTTGACTACGGCGATTTGCTGTTCTGTATCACGTCTACAATATCGACCATACCGACAATCGAATGCGCGCAGAATAGCGTATCGTTTTCCAATTGCTTCGATATTTCCGTTTTTAGCAATCGGTATTCTCGTATATATGCCTTGTTTTTCAGTACGAGTCTATCAGATTTCACGGTCAAAATTTTTGATTTTTTTATTTGATTGCCGTCAAGATCGAAGCATCTGTTATATTCATGAAAAAGCGGCAACGGATACATTTCGTCGAATAAATCGTTGTTGTCGATAGAGCTTGCATGAATATAAATCTTGCCGCGGAATTTCGTATTCCATGCTCTATTTTCTACGGTTTTTAGCGCACTACAAATAAGTGTCGCGTGCGGTTGCCGAACGCTCAAAAGATTTATGCTATCCATAGGTGTGTGATATAAAACCATTGCATAAATGGCAAGCAAAAAAATAGCGCGCCGATTAGCGCGCTATTAATTGGCGATTGGTTCGTTACTTTTGGAGTCGGCGCATGTCAAGATTCGGTACAAATATCGGTTCTCCTCCGTTTTCTGCTTCAAACACGGTTCCGATTCGTATTGGCGCCGATGCTTCACTTGATCCGGAATCAACATAGATGTCAATTCCGTCCTTACCTGTACAGTCAATAAATGTTTGCGCCGATACGCCAACATTCCAGCCGCGGCACTTGACCGTTAAGCCGGTTTTTGCCGATCCGGTTTTTGTGGATAGTGTTTTTCCGGAGCCGCTAACAGTACCATAAAATCTTGCCATTTCTTCTAACTCCTCAAAAAATATTAGCATGATAGCATGCCACTAATCCGGCCGACATTTAGTCGGCCGGATCGATTGCGCGCTATCTATTTCCGATGCATATCCAGTCTATGAGACCTTTCGCATCGATCATCAGTTCTGTTTTTGCGATAGCAATTCCGGCTTTCCGGCTTACTATCCATTTCTCGAGCATAGGTCCGTATTGCCGAGTAATCGTATATCCTCGGTATCGATATACTTTTCTTAGCACGGCACTTTCTACAAACTCGAAGCCTAGTTCTGTTTTTTCGCCTATTTCCATTGGTAAGACTCCTTTATTAGCCTTTGGATTTCATCCAATGCGGAAAAACGCAATTCAAGATTTTTTCGGCATTCAGCCGATTCTTCGATTATGTACCTTGCTACGCTTAACCAATGGCGCGCGTCCGATTGGCGCGCGCACATTTCATTGACATATTGTCGTTCGTTCATTTTGACTCCTTTATAAAATCGACGCTTTCAAGAACTCGCCATGAATCTTGACGGTCGAAACCGTAGAATCTGCCAAGCCGATAATCGCTTCCAACCGGAAAAATATTGTCGGTTGGCGCCATATAGATTTCTCCATTGGCGCGATACACTTCATAAACCGAACCATATAGGATGCAAAAAATCCTATATGGCCGTTCGATTTCCTGATTTCCGATATACTCTTTTCCATTTCTGCAACTCCTCAAAAAAGATTGTACTATTATATATGCATATACCATGCCATGTTGGAGACAATATACCAATCGGTAAATACTTGCTATGCAATGATTTACAAATTGGCATTATCGCAAGAGCTCGATATTTTTTGACACACCACAGAGCGCGATTTTTTCGGATTGCGCGCTATTGATACACTTTTTTGCCGATCCATGGCATGGCATGGCAATGTGACACACATTGAGATAATGGAGATACAAAGAAATCGCAACTTGCCATATAGCAACGATTTATAATGCCATGGCATGGCATACTTTATGCATTAATATTGATATCAATTTTTGAGGAGTTATTGAAATGGCTGAAACGAAATCATTAAAAGCGATTGTTAAGCGCGAAATGCGCGCCGACAATTTGTATTACACTACGGCATATCTGTATGCTGACGGCATATCTCTATGCGTAGAAAAAAAGAGTCCGTACACTACCAATGGATCTCGCATTGCTGTCTGGTATCACAAGGAGTGCCAGATAACTGGATTCCGCAAAGACACCGACAATGAAATTGCAAGAATTGTTTTGCGGAATCCGTCAATTCTACTTATAGGCGACATCAAAAGCATTAACGTTTATTGGCGCAATGCATCGGACGCCGATAGAAACAACGGCGTTGATAGGCGAACATTGGAAGTAAAATTCGTAAACGGCGTAGAATTATATTTCGACGAAATCGCCTATGCCGATAATCCTACGCATTACTATTGCAGTGAAATGACGATACAACGTTTGCACGATTGGCCATGGCATGGTCGAATGCCGGCAATCGAAAAAGACAAGATCGAGCTTGTAAGCTAGTTCGTGAAATTATCGGCCGACTATATGTCGGCCGATTTCTTGACGACCTAGTCGTTAAATCTTTCTCGAGGAGTTGAGGAAATGGAAAAACAAAAAATGATGATGAGTAAAGAGGAAAAATCTTTACGCAAAAAATTCGCTATCGTCGATGTGTACGATAGCGTACAGGACCGGCTTGCAAGTATTCCGGTCCTATCAGTTCAGGATATCGCCGAAATGCAATCCGGTTGTTCGGTTCTGGCAATTCGGATCGGCGATTCATGTTTTACCAATGTTGCATTAATTCCAGAGGAGAAATAGCGATGAAAAAAATCAGAGACGGAAAGCGATACAATACCGAAACTGCCGAGAAATTGGCCGACAATTACTATCGCGATGGAGCTAATCGGCTCGCCAATGGAATAGCATTGACGCTATATCGAACACCACGCGGTCGATATTTTTGGCTTCGCGAATCTATTTGGCAAGGTGAAAAGCCTGCCGATATTTTCACGGTCGATGAACTGGAAATCGATATGTATGATTTTTTCGAAAATAATACAAAACATACTACGTTTTTTGCGGCATTTCCTGACGTCACAATAGAGGAGGCATAATCCAAAGCGGCCGACAATTAGTCGGCCGCTTTTTTTTGCGCTTCATACTTTTCTACGTATTTCATAAGCTCTTGAATCCGTTCCATATTTTTGGCAATACCTATTTTGTTTTTGAGCTCAAGCTTGCCGCCACACCTGGCGCACGGTTCCCCGGAATGGTCCTTCCCGTCGTCTGCATGCGCATGTATCCCACACTTAGGACAATAAAGCTGCTTGCGCATGTTCATCATGTATGAATACAGATCGACGATAGGGTTCTGCGTTTCCACAAAGCTCATAGCGCCGTCCTCGCTTTCGATAACAAACGCACCCGACCGCGCCAGGTACTGCTCCGTGACCCGCTTGATGTATTCGGGCGTCTGCCGCTTTGCTTTGCCCTTATTTTTTATCACCTTCTCGATGCTCGTGTACGGAATCTCGGTAATCGTTCCCTTGTCGGTCGTATACATGGTTTTCAGGGACAGGCGCCAGCCGGTAATGAAGTTTTTTTTGTAAAACAGGTGGATTTTTTGCGTATACACCCCGTTGTCGCTTTTTATGACCTCGTTTTGCTCTTTTTCGGCCGCAGCCCGAAGCGATTCTATGTCTAGGAGCGATTCGTGCTCTTCCCATTCGATAGGCACGTCGATCGTTGGCGCATTCCCCGGAGAAGCGGCCTTTGCCGGTCGTTTTACTGTATACATAGTAAATCGGCTCTTGTTGTGTGGGAATCCGAAGTCGCAGCCTGCGAGAAACACCGTCCCATACCCGACCTTATCCGCGACAAACACCTGGAGGGGCGGCGAGCATGCAAGCAACGTGAGCTCGGTCAGAATAAGCAATTTGAATTCCGTCATGTCCCGCGTGCCGCCGCGCACCGAATACATATGCTTTTGCGTGGTCGCGTAAAAGCTATCCGGCCTCCCGATGTTTTGCCGATACAGCAACACCTTATTCGGCCAATTTTCGTATAGATCGGGCCATACTCCCGGATGAGCGACCAATTTCGCCTTCGTTTTTGACCAATCTACGCCGGCCAGTTCGTCCCATTGGCTGAACGGATCGAGCGCAACAATGTAATCGGGTTCTATCCCGTGATACATGAGCGTAAGCGCTTGACTCGTGCTGCACACGATTCCGCCGTCCCATTTTTTCAGATGCTTGATGCTTAAGTCCAGGCTCGGACCGGACCCGATAACGAACACCGGGCCGTGTTGCCTTGGCTCTTGGCTGATATCATATGCACGCCCGGCGTTAATCATTGCAAGAATATGCTGATGGTTATACGCGCTATTGTACTCCTCATGTATTTGCTGTTTCATCATGGTCCCAAAATTGAATTGACTCGAATTGCTTCGGTATGCCGATTCAATGGGGATTTCATTTTTCATGTCACTCGTGATTTTTTCTTCCTGCGTACTCATAATAAACCTCCGGGCCTTTGCCCTTTAATATGTAGTGCTCCATGAGCACTTCCGCCAAAGCCCATTCCTCTTGCGTGTCCACTTCGAATTGTTGCCACAACGGGACTTCTATGTACGAGACATCCAGCCTCGGGCTTTCCTCCAGATGGTGCATGGCTCGATCATCGAGCGTATGGTCTAAATCGCTGAACGCTTCGGTGAACGCAATATAGCCTCTCGGGTTGCACACGTTCCATGATGCGCCGGGGCCGGCAAAATGGTATCCCTTGTCCAAAAATACCGTGCGCGCAGTAAACGGATGCGTGACCCGATAGATCATGGTTTCCCGCCGCTTGCTGATAGGAATCACTTCCTGCAACCCGTAATCATGAGCCAGTTTTATACCAAGATCCATGTCTTGCGGCCGCTTCAGCGGTGACGTGGGAAGGATAGTTACCGCCGTGTTAAACTCTTCGCCGTATTCCATGAGGAGTTCCTTCATCGCATGCCGATATGGGCGATTGGCCGAAACAAGATCGGCGTCGTGCCATTCGGGCCGCCGGATAACCTCGGCTCCATATTCCCGAGAAACGGCTGCTATTTCGTCGTCGTCCGTGCTTACGTACACCCAATCGATACGATGCGAACACTTTGCCTGAACGATTGACCAGGCGATGAGCGGATGCTCGCAGAACCGCAATACGTTTTTCCTCGGCAACCGCTTGCTTCCTCCGCGCCCGATAATGATTGCTATTGTCATGTTGTTGTCCTCCCATTGCCGCTGTGGCGACGGCCGCAATGACTATTTTATTCTTCTTTTTTCGGTCTTCCCGGCTTCGACTTTTCCGTTTTGTCGAATTCCGCTTTTTCATTTGCTCGCGTAACATTGACGATTGACCCGCAATGCGGACACTCGAAGAACGGAGCATAGATCGGCGTTTCTTCCCAGTTGTGAATATCGCTCGCCACGCCACACGCGCGGCACAGCCACATTCCCTTGATATGAATTTTTCGTGCCATTAGTCTTTTACCCCCTGAATGGTCTGCGTGAAATATTTGTTGGCGACCAAAAAGATCGCCAGGATAGGCAGCAACAGAATGCAGCCGGCGGCCATGGATTGTCCGATAGGATTCAGGTTTCCCATATCCGCCCCGCCGCGTTTCATGATTGTTTTTGTGAGCCCGACAATCAGCGTATATTTTTTTTCGTCCTGCAATATAAGCATTTGCCATATATAATCACCGAGCGCTGCAATGCCCGAGAATAGCGCAATCGTAGCGATGATCGGCCGGGCGACCGGAACGATAATGTTTGCTAATACTTGCGTTTCGCTCGCACCGTCGATGCGCGCCGATTCTATGTATTGCTTGGGGATGCTTTCGAAATACGTTCGGGCCAGGTAGAAATTGATTGGCGATGCGATTACGGGAAGCACAGCAGCAATCATGGTGCCGGACAATTTCAAGCGATTGATTACTACGAACAGCGGCACGATTGCTGAAATCCTCGGGACCATAATGCCCATAAGCAAAAGCATCCACAGAACCCGCTTCAGCGGAAATCGATATGCCGAAAACGCATACCCGGCACCGGCCGCCACGATTACAGACAACACTACGACGCAGGCGACAACGAACACGCTATTGAATGCCCACCTGACCACGCCGTCAGTTGATAGCAATTTTCGGTAATTCTCAAGCGTTGGGTGTAGTGGCAGCGGCCTCGGCGGCATAATAAATACGCCATGTATGTCTTGGAAGCTGCCGATAACCATGAAATACGGCGGGACGAGGAGCAGCACCGCCGCTATTAAGATAATTATTTTTGACATAAGTCAGAAACCAGGCGCTGGACTTCTTCTTTGCCCCGCGCTTCGAGTAAAAGCGTATGGTCTCCAAATATAAGTTCTATTCCCCACGTCGGTGTAAAACTAGAAGAATTTTTTCTCTCGCGAGCGATGATGTAGCATATCTGTTCCGGATTCACCCAGATTTTTTCTTGTTCGGCATTGCCGAATAATTCTATGTTTACAAGTTTCATATAGCTATCCTCCTATTGCCTGTTCTATCCTTTTTTTCCCGATTGTCATTGCAGCCGTCACCAGCAATAGCATGATTGCTTGCGCGCTTGCATAGCCAAACCGCCCGAAAACAAACGCTTCACGGTATATGTGAAACGTAACGCTTGCCGAGTATTCATATGGAGCCAGCACATAGATCGTTTCGAAGACTTGCGCGGCTGCAATCATAGCCATAAGGGATACCATGGCTATGGCCGGCCACATGAGAGGACGAACAATCCGTCGCTTTATTTGCCCCCACGTGGCGCCGTCAATCGTTGCCGCATCATATAGCGCCGGGTCGATAGACAACACATAGGCAAGTAGGATTATGACCGTTCCGCCCCATGCGGAAACAACGACCACAAGAGAGACCGCCGGGATCGCAGTGATTCCTTGCGCGAACCAATAAATCGGATCGACGCCGAAAAATGACAGAATCCAGTTGATCGGCCCACGCGCATGGAACACCCATCGCCAGACCTGAGCAATAATAACTCCCGCCGCCAGGACCGGCACGTAGAACGATATCCTGATAAAATCATGCCACCGTTTTTTTAGCGTAAACGCTATCAACACAATTCCCGTTGAAACGACCATATTGGCAGCAACCATGATTGCCATGTAGCAAAACGAGTTTCCCCATGAACGCAAAAATACCGTGTTGTGAAACATATTGCGATAGTTGAGCAGGCCCACGCTCGAGGTAGTTATGAAATTCGTTTTGAGCGTCGAATAGCGAACGAGTTCCCCTATTGGCCATAGCAAAAAAAGCGCTACGGCCAGAACTGCCGGAAAAAGCAGGAGATATTTCATCTGCGTCCACCGGGAATTGAACCCGGTTGCCACGAATGTTGCGGCAGCACGAGCGGACGCGGGAATGGCGGGAAGACTGTCCCGCCGACAGATTACTTGAGCGCTTCGTTTAGCGCTTTTTCATATTCGGCGATACTTTCCTGGGGGGTATTTTTGAGATTGAGCACTTTTTGAAGGATTGAATAGTGCTGCGGTCTGGTAGCGCCGAATTTTTCATTGGTAAGCCCGACATCAAAAATGCCGTTCTCTGCGACAATATCGGCAATCTGCGCGGTCCACGGGTCGCCAGGCTTTGCCGTCACATCGGTCCTGGTGGGAAGCACGGAATTGAGCAAAACCTCCGCGGTCTGAATCTTTGCACCGTTCAGGTATTCTGCGAACCGCGCGGCAATCGGGTCGGCCGCTGATCCGCTCTTGTGCACGACAATTGCGCCGTTCATGTAGTACGTGGGAACTCGATTGACACCTTCCGCACGGGGGAACGGCACGAACTTGTATTCGAACGGCTCCTTTATTTCTCCGTTGTCGATCAATACCTTGAAATAATGCTTTGTCCATGATTGGAAAAACGCCGTAGCTGCGAGATTCCCCCGCGCCCAATCGAGAACGTAGTCGTCGTCAACCTGCGTTGCTGCGTCCTGGCGTATGTACCCGTTTTTCATAAGCGTCTGGAAAAATGCGTGCACCTGTGCGCCTCCGGTATCCCGAATGACTGTGTGCGAGTAATCTCCTGGATCATAGTACCGGCACCCGAAGGCAGCGAACCAGTTGTTGATCAAGTAGTCACCGCTTTGATTGCCGGCAAACATGCCCGTGGCCCATTTCTCGCCATTGTATTTTTGCTTTACGAGCTCGGCCATTTCCAGAAAATCGGCAATCGTCCAGTTGTCGGGAACTTCGTAGCCGATGTCTTTCATCATGTCCAGATTAATAGCCATGCCTTGAGCACTTCCCGGTTGCGGCAATGCCAATAGATCACCATTGCGCCGGTATGGTGCCAGGGTATCCTCCGGATATTTCGCGAGGTCTCTCACGTACTCGTCAAGGGGCAACGCAAAGTCCGGTGTGATATACGTAGAGCTGCGAACCAGCGTGTCCATGTAGACGTTCGGTGCTTTCCCCGCGGCAAGAAACGTCGTCATTGTCAGTTGCGATCCGTCCGACAGATCGACCTGCATACCACGCATAACAGCTTCCGGGAAATCTTTTTTTACCTGTTCGAATGCCCAACCGACATTGGTCCATTCGGTAGCAGTTCCTTTGTCATACGTCCCTATGCCCGAATAGAGGACGGAAAACTCAATCGGTTCCGGTCCGTCATTTGGATCGGACTGCCCAGTTGCATAGAGCGAAAAACAAAGAAATGCCATAATGAGAAATACAAAAATGTGCTTCATAATAGCCTCCTGGCAATAGGATACCCGAGGGATATATGCGAAGTCCTCTAGGAAAGTTCATTTTTTTCAATTTTGCGGATAGCCCACGGAAAGCGCTTGAAAATACGCGTGGTGGAAGTCCGCAACGACTTTCATGCCGGATTGGTTGGGTTCGAGCCGATCACCGTCTTTTTCGATAAAAAAATCACGTTTTCTTGCGCTTTGACGTCAACTTTTACAAGCGTTTTCCACGTATGCCCGGCATGAGTAAACAGGTAGTAAAAATACGGAATGTTCATCCGGCGATTATCTCCTGCACCCGGCGCACGGAAAGCCCGAATTCTTGTGCGCATTCGTTGTACGCCGACATACACGTGCCACCGGCTTTTAGGGCATGGGAAAAAAGTGTTACGATTTTTTCATTTCGTAACACTTCCGGCGGCCGGAGTGGAATATACAGCGTCGTGCCGCCGAATTCCCGGCAAAGGCGCTCCATTGCTTCGCGCCCAATTGTTTCCAAAATTGATTCAGCAGTAGTCATTCCTCCACCTCCGGCAACGGCAGCCAGCGATTCAGTGTGTATGCAAGTCCTTTTTTTGCACCTCAAACGGTAGCAAGTCCACGATATCGGCGAGGCTTTTCACCGCCCCAGCCCTCGGCCATGAGTCTGCTATGGCCCATGTCCTAGCAGCCTTTGTGCTCCGGCTCTTCGGGTAGTATTTCTAGCCAGTCGGGGTGCCAAGACACGGGGCGCCAAGGTGTGTTGTCTGTATCTTGGAAGTAATGTGCTTTGCCGGTATACTCTACAACCTCAATAATCCCTCCGACATGTGCCGTGTGGTACGATGTCCACCAACAGCCCCCTACTGATACCGTATACACTTGACTAAGTCCTGCCTTCTCCGCCCATATCTTGGGCATGTCCTTAACTCGTGCTTTCACCACAACCCTCCTTGCGCTTTTTGAATAAAAATTGAATTGTTGCCGGTCCTATGTCGAGGACAAGCATGATCCTGGAATCCCATCGCTTGTCCACAGATATTCCGAAAAGAAGCTGCCAGTTGATCCATGCTTTTATTTCCACAACTGATCCCCTTGCATGTCAATATGGATGGCATGGTACGCCATGGTCAAGCGCTTTCGGCAAATTTCCCGCATTTCAAACACTGGTCGCCGGTGTGCGTATTTTTATGTCCGCACGATGCACATATCCAGAACGGCAGACTGCTGGGTGGCGTGGTTTCTTTTCTGCGATTGTATTCCAATAAGTACCGATCGAAATTGTCAAACTTAAATAGCGTTGCCGGGCGGAGAAAATCCTCAAGTCGCTTTCCGTCGCTCGTGGTCTTCCCCGTCCAATGTGCTTTTTTGATAGCAATCACGTGCTTCATATCGTCTTCCGAATACCCGCCGGACTGCAACGCGCCGATGAGAGCTCGTGTCTCGCGATCATTGGGAGAAAACGGTTTTCCGGTCTCTTTTGACAAATATTCAACAACAGACAAAACAACAGAAGAAGGCCCCGAGTTATCCACAGAGTTATCCACAGCCGCTTCATCTGTGACTTCCCAACCGTCACTTCTAGTTCTAGTATCAAATTCAGTATCAGAATCAGAATAGTTCGAATCATATGTATAGGGTATGGATATCTTATCGTAAGTTATGGATAGGGTATCCATAGGGTACTGATATCCTATGGCGCAAAGTTTCGATAATAGAGGTTTTGGCAATTCATAGAGGATATTTTCAATTCCCTCCTTGATTTTTGACCGTTGTCGCCATTTCTGGTGTTTCGGCCAGTTGGGAATCACGATCCATTCATCGTCAACGTAATGTGCTTTATTTTTTGCTCGAAATTGTTCGAGCATCGGGTTTAACGACCGTTCATCTATGCCTGTATCAAAAGAGATACGATCGCGTGTGATTTTATATACACCTGCAATGTTGGTCAGCGGGTTGGTCAACAGGTAAAGATACAGATAGCGCGCCAGCGGATCGATGGTCCTGATCCAGGCGTCCTCCCAAAACGACGTAGAAATATAGCGTTGCGTTGCCATGGCTCCCCCTGTAACGCAAAAAAAGCCGCAAACCGACACGTGCCGAACCGGCGCACCAAATAGTCGGCGCACCCACGTGTCGATTTACGGCTCTCATGTAATATTGCATGGATTCGGGCATGCAATCATATGACAATATACATCATCGTTTAGTATAACGCATAGCCGGTTTTCTTTATACTAATATCATCTAAGGTTTTTCGAAGCCAAAAATGGGGATTTTACAATGGACAAACAATTGGAAAAAAACGGACAACAGAAGGCAAGGGGCAAGATGGAACAGGCAACAAAACTCAGCATCCCGTTAGCTTTGGTTATTACGCTGTGCGGCATGGTTGCTACCACGACCTGGGCGATCAGCAACGAGCGCAACAACTACCGGCTGGTCAACATTACAAACCGGCTGGAATCCCATGAGGATTACATTCTTTTATCCCGAGACAAAAACGCCGAACAGGACCGCGTTCTCGAGCGATTGACAACGGAGCTTCAGTATATCCGGGAAGGTCTTGTTGAAATAAAATCCGGCCTCCGAGACATCAAAGAATTAAACGGCCATTGACCTATACAATGCTATGTCATTATATTGTATTCGGAGGGATTTTTATGGGTATACGTTTGTCAAAAGAGCAACGGCTCGATGAAAAAGTCGTGTTTCTTGTTTCAATGGGCGATTTGGAAGTGATCGACAAATATTGCGAAGAACGCCGAATCCCGCGCAGCGAAATGATACGAGAAGCAGTCTTTGAGAAAATAGGCTATGACCCGGAAGCCGAGCCTCAAAGAGCCTGAATGGATTATTCAATCGCGAATAGCGGCATACTTATCGATGATCGCCGGCGCGGCCGGATTGCTGTTTTTTAGCGTGCCGAACGAGGTAGTGTCTCACTACAAGCGCAAAGAATACGGGACAGTGCAGCGATTGAAGAATATGGGCCTTACGCCGGGATGCGCGGACCTTGTTATCATATGGCAAGGACGCGCGTTTTTTTTGGAAGTCAAAACGGCTACGGGCCGACTGAGCTCCGCGCAAACGCTATTCAAGGCGGCCGCCCGGTCCGTTGGATCTAAGTATGCAATTGTGCGCAGCGTGGGCGACGTGCAAAAAACGCTCCGATTCTGGAAAATATTGTCTTGACTATTACATGCCATGGCATTAGCATAAAAGTATGAACAAAGAATGGACAAAAGAGGTTGGGCAATTCACCGTTTCCGGAACTATTGTCATGGATGACTGGGAGGGCGACCCGAGCGTACCAGGCGGGACGCGACGGATTCCCGCGTATGTAAATGACACCTGCGTTCGAGTCGGGAAAGTGGACGTAACCGAAGATTTGTATGGCATTAGCCCCCCGGCAGTCGAAGAGTTGGAAAAACTATTGATATGCGATTACATCGAATGGTTGAGATAATTCACCGGTGGCGGGCGTTTCGACTCCTCGGGCAGCCAACGAGAGAACCACGGTGGGGCTTTTCCGCGACGGAAGCATGGACATCGCGGACTTTTCACCCGCACGTGAGAGATCGTAATCGGGTTCGACTCCCGATGCCGGTAATATGATGATAATGCCAGCTAACAACACCAAAGGTATCGTCCATTATTTTGCTGGGAAATATCCTGGGAAAATTGGGCTTTTGATATCTCCGAAAGGCTGGCGTTCCACCGTACCAGAATATTTGCCGTATGCTCTTGATAATGGGGCATATACGGGATTTGACGAAGTATTGTTTATGGACATATTAAGAGACGTTCCCATAATGCACAGACCGCTATGGGTGGTGGTGCCTGATGTTGTAGGTGACGCCACAGCGACAACAGCACGATGGCACGTGTGGCATAACCGTATTCCGTTTCCATTGGCGTTTGCTGTGCAAGATGGCCACAGGCCGGAAGATGTTCCGAAAACGGCGTTTTGTGTTTTTGTCGGGGGATCTACGGCGTGGAAACTGGCCAACGCGCACAAGTTCAAAGGGGTGACAAAATGGCTCCACATCGGGCGAGTAAATACGGAAAGACGATTATGTTGGGCCGAGAGGATTGGTGCCGATTCCGTTGACGGCACAGGATTTTTCCGCGGTGATCAGAAACAACTGGCTGCGTTTATCGAACATTTTGAAGGGAGAAAACAAAAATGTTTATCGTTTTAGTTTTTTTAATATCGATTGTATTGGCGAATTTGTGTGCATTGTGGTTTGGCCCATGGGCTACTCCGATAAATGCTTTTTTGCTCATCGGATTAAATATTGGGTTGCGGGATAAATTACACGAAGCATGGCGCGGGAAACGTTTACTATCCAAAATGGGCGGTTTGATTTTTGCCGGTGGGGTTATAACTTTTTTGCTAAACAAGGATGCGCTGATGATATCCATCGGCAGTTGCGCAGCTTTTGTTACGTCTATGAGCGTTGATGCGGTCATATATGAGTTATTGATAAAACGAAAACGACTATTAAAGATAAACATATCAAATATCGGGGCATCTATTACGGATTCTGTTTTATTCCCAACAATAGCATTTGGGCAAGTTTTACCATTGGTTATAGTGGCACAAATAGTCGCTAAAATTGGTGGTGGGTTTTTGTGGTCTCTTTTGTTGGTAAGATGCCGGTATAGGGGGGATAATGAAAAGCATAAAATTTGTCATTGTTCTGTGTTTTGTGTTTTTAACAGCATGTATGCCAAAAGCGCGCGAAACTGTTTCGGGAAGCGAAAATGTTCGGTTCAACCAAATAAACAAACAGGACTTTGGGAGAATCAACAACACGCCATTAGTCGCATATGTGTATGTAGACACGCAAACAGGCATTGAATATTTGGTGCTGTGGGGCGGCGCTGCAAACGGCGGACCCGCCATAACGAGGCTATGGGAATCCGATAGGGGGAACCATGATTGAAATAGACGGAACGAACGTAATCAAATTTGCCGACAACATTGTGGTTGGTATCGCAACGTTCAAAGGGGAACAGCGCGTAGATATTCGGAAAATATACACCGACGATTCCGGCGTGCGCCATTTCACGACGAAGAGTATCAATATGACGGTCCGGCAATTCTCACAATTCCTCGAGAATATTCCCTTCACAAACGACCAAATAAAGCAGCATGGCAAAACGTAAACCACAAGATTGGGGCATATACGTAACGACGCTATGCCCCAATTGCAAAACATGCCAGAAGGTTTCCGTGGCAACAACGGAAATCCCTTTTTACATTCACGATATGACCTGTTATATGTGCGGCGCTCTGTATGATTGTCTCGTAATGACAAACTCATTTTCAGGCAACCCGCATTTTGACAGCGCGCATGTGTGCATAGATAACGGCAACGTTGTCATGAAATTCGAAAAAGACCCGCGACCTATTCCATACGTTCGCGCAGAGCGTTGCGCCCATGGCAACTAACCGCGAATATCAGCGCCAGGCGGTTTTCAAGCTGAACCGCGCGCTCAATAACAGCCGGAACCCGGTATACCTGGCACCGTGCGGCACCGGGAAGACGCACGTGGCTGCGCAGCTCATTCGCGATCGTTTGCGCATCGGACGCCGAGTCTTTGTTATTGTCCCTCAAGTAGAAATATTTGACGAATGGATGCGCGTATTTGATGAGTATCACATTGAAGCCGGATTCGTGAACGACGAAGGAATCCGCGGACGCAACCGAATGGTGTACGTTTGCATGGCGTTGTCGCTGGTAAACATGCTCCCATTGTTGCCCGAACGGTTTTACCCGGACGAGATTATCACCGATGAAATGCAGCATTCGCTTGCATATTCCTGGGAATCGATCTATCGGTTTTTTCCAAAAGCGCTCCGAGTAGGATTGACGGCAACGTTGTACCATGGGAGCCTTCGCAGCTTCGAGCATCTGTATGATACGGTGATCCAGACAATATCGAAACGCGAAGCAATCGACGACGGGTTTATCACAAAACCGCTTCTCGTCGCGCCGGAAGATTACGTAGGGGATATCCCGAAAAACGGGGAAGAATACGACCAGGTAGTGCAGCAAAACATTCTCGGCAAGCCGAAAATTATCGGGGATGTAGTAGATTTTTATACGCAAACATTCGCCGGCCGTCCGGTCATTGTCCCGTGCTCTACATATGACCACGCATCTACCATGTGTTTGGAATTCCAGAAGGCCGGATGGTATTTCGATCACCTCCATTCGGGCTTGGCAAAAGCCGAACGGAAACGCATGCTTCGCCACGTGGCTCAGGGGAAAACAAACGGCATATGTACCGTAGGAATAGGCATAGAAGGTATGAGCATTCCCGGCTTGTGGGGCGTGCTCTGGTTGCGACGCACCGCGAGTCCGATCATCTGGACGCAATTCAACGGTCGGGCCGAGCGCGTTCTTCCAGGGAAAACGTATTATATCTGCGCGGATTTTGTCGGCAATTCGGTGCTTCATGGCATGCCCGACCGCCATATTGTGTGGCGCCTTACGCAGGATAACGCAGAAATCACCGGGATTGATGATCGACCAATGATGCGTCTTTGTCCGGTTTGCGGGGTTATGAATGCATACGACAACACCGAATGCCATTTTTGCCATATGCCGCTGGACGGCTCGGAGGATGTTCCGGGGAAAGAAAAGCGAGGATTCCCGGCGATTGTAGACGGGCGACTTGTTGTCGTGGAAGATAACGAGGCCAACTGTGAAGAATTGCGCGAAAAAAGCGAATCAATCAAAAGACAGCAAGAAGAAATCCGCAATCGCGAGAACCAAGCGATTCCCATGCAGACCACCGAAAAAGTGTCTATACTGAGATCCGGGATATTCAAAGGAACCCGGCGAAAACTGTTTGAGGATGCTGTGAAAAATTGGCTATAAGGAGATGTCGGCATGAGAACATTAGGTTTTATCCCGTATGGAATAGACGACATT